CATCGCATCCGACTGGACAGGTCCAAGAGACCTAGTAGCAGAAGATGGCTTCAAAGTTCAAGGACAGTTGTTCTGGGATGAGGCGCAGATTGCATGGTGGAAAGTTCCTTATATCTCGTCAATCGCTCAACAGCTAGAGAAGGCTTATCAGGTAACAAAAGAAGAAGGTCGCTACTCAGAAACCTCACGCAAGTTCGCTCAGCAGTTTGACGATGTGAAAGTCTGGAATCACTATTGGTTACCATTCCTGAAGACACTGGTCTAATCTCTCTGCCCCTAGCAATTTGGGGTGATGGTTATTCTCAATTCCTGCCTCAATGGTGGGCAGGAGTGCAGTCGCTTGAGACTAAGCCGTTTGAGATAAACATTGTCACCGATGAGAAGAACTGGGAAGCAGTCAAGGCGAGCGTTCCAAATGAGGGTGTTGTCAGGGTAATAAAAGAAAACCTGAACAGCTATGCCGAGTATTGGAATCAAGCAATCTATCTATGCGTTGGCAAGTGGATAGCGATCTGCAATGTCGATGACTACTTCCTACCTAAAGCCCTGAACTCCATACCAGAGGCAGAGGCGGCAGGTTGCAACCTAGTTTGCGACTGGCTTAGAACCAAAGGCTCGGACTCGGTGCAGCAGACCAAATGGCTGCCAGAGACCCTTGATTATGAGTTTGAACTAGGCGGTGCTAACCCCATGACCAAACACCTCTGGCAAGCCTCTGGAGGCTTCCCTGAGGGCATAAGATTTGCCGATTGGGGTCTGGCCCTACACATGAGAAAAACTGGCCTTGTAAAGCCATACAACACGCCTACGATGAGGATTGTTTTTGATAGGGGCCATGACCGCTTGACAACCTCTGGAGCATTGCTAGGTGCTGATCAGAGAGCTGAGGGCATGGAGCAAATTAGACAGCTAGCTAGGTCGCTCAGGTGAAGGTTCTCATCTTGGGAGCTGAGGGGATGCTTGGCTCAGCGATGGTCAAAGAGCTTTCTTCTTTTGACCTGATTGCACCCTCACGCTCAGAGTATGAAGCACCTGACTCTATTGACCAATTCATGCTGACTGAGGGCGATGTAGTGATTAATTGCATTGGAGCAATCCCACAGAAGAAACCATCAGTCGAAAAGCTAGAAAAGATAAATGGTGATTTCCCTCACCTGCTTGCTGCTCGCAAAGATCTTTATTTCATCCAGATAGCTACAGACTGTGCCTTTAGCGGGGAAATGGGACTCTACACAGAGGACTCTCTCAGGGATGCTACTGATCCCTATGGAAAGAGCAAGGTCAGAGGCGAGATCAATGCCTCTAACTGGCTGAATCTGAGATGCTCGATAATCGGAGCAAATGGCAAGGGGTCGCTGTTTGATTGGGTAAAGAATCAGCCTGAGAATGCTGTGATAAATGGCTTCATCAATCACTACTGGAACGGCGTGACAACTGAGGCCTTCGCAAGAGTCATTCTAGGCATCCTCAAAAAGGAATACTTCCTAGCTGGAACTCAGCACCTAGTGCCTCATGATTGGGTCTCCAAATACGATCTGGTCAAAATGATTGCCAAACGCTTGGGCAGGGATGACATTGAGGTGATACCGACAATCACCAAGATGGTAGATAGAAGGCTGGCTACCAAATACAGCTATGTGAATCACATGCTGTGGAGGAACTCTCGCTACTTCGGACCGCCAATGATCGAGATGATGGTCAGAACAATGTCGGTAGAATAGAGGTTGGAGGAATCATGGCTATCACGCAGGGCTATTGCACACTTTTACAACTTAAGGCGGCACTTGGCATAGCCGATGGTATTGATGACCTGCTATTGGAGATGGCAGTCGAATCCGCTTCTCGACAGATTGATTCCTATACCGAACGCTACTTTTATAACTCTGGCACAGCTACTAAGGTCTTTGCCCCACTAGACAACTATGTCTGTGAGACAGAGGACTTCATTACCCTGACTAGAGTCAAGACCTCAGAAGACGGCGAGACTTATGACACAACTTGGGAAGCTAAAGACTGGCAGGCTGAGCCTCTAAATGGTCGAGCAGGGGGAATAGTAACTTCCTACACTCAGATTCGAGCAGTCGAGGACTACTTATTTCCATACCGCAACGGAGAGGCCACAGTTGAGATAGTCGGCACTTGGGGATGGTCAGCAGTTCCTATTGCCATTACTCAGGCCACCATCATTCTTGCATCCAGAATCTTCAAGAGGCTCGACTCTCCTCTTGGAATCATATCTGGCGAAATGGGATCTATGAGAGTTGGCTTCAGGCTAGATCCTGATGTCCAGCACCTAGTAGATCCATACCGCAAGATCAGGATGGCATAGTGGCCTCAATCAGCGAACTCAGAGATGGGATTGCAGCCAACCTAGCCACCATCCAGGGTCCTCGAACTGCCGCTACTGTTCCCGATAATCCAAATCCTCCGATTGCGATTGTCCAGCTTAGAAGAGTCGAGTATCACCAAGACTTCCAGCGAGGAATGACTGAATACAACTTTTCAGTCCAGATAGTTGTGGGCAGGGTAGATGAAAGAACTGCTCAAAGAAATCTCGATGCCTACTGTTCAAGCACCGGAGAATCATCCGTTTCGCTTGCGGTAGAATCGGATAGGACGCTATCTGGTAAGGCCTTTGACACGATAGTGACCGAAATGACGAGCTATGGATCAATAGTGCTTTCAGATATCAATTATCTGGCTGTTGAATTCAATGTTCGTGTTTTAGCTAGCTAACACATAGGAGAAATAAATGGCAAAACAAATTCTTACCGATGTTGTGGTCCAGCTCAATGGAACTGCAATCTCGCAGAATGTAAACTCAGTCGAGCTTTCCACGACTGCAGATGCGATTGAGACGACCAGCTTTGGATCGTCTGGTTGGCGTGAATATAAGGGAGGCCTAAAATCAGGCTCTGTCACCCTTGCACTTCACAACGACTACGCAAGCACAGCACTAGACAGCATCCTCTACAACCTGTTCAATACAGTTGCAACGATTGCTATCTTCCCTGCTGGAACACCTGCTGGAACAAATGCTCCAAAGTATGAGTTCACAGCATTGATTGACAATCTGTCCCCAGTCTCGGGAGCAGTCGGCGATTTGGCTGTCCAAAATCTGACGCTAACCATCACCGGCCCAGTTACTAGAGGCACAGCCTAAATAACTAAATAAGAAAGGAAACCATTATGCGAATGCAACTTGAGCTTGAGTTCAACGATGGCGTAAAAAAAGATGTCAGAGTAATCATGGCTGACATGGTCAAGTTTGAATCTCATTTCAATCTAAGCATTGCCAAGCTGGGGCAGGAGATGAAAGTTACTCACCTGCTCTGGCTTGCATGGACAGCTCTCACTAGAGAGAAGCAGACAACTGCTGAGTTTGAAGTATGGCTCGAAGATGTCTCTACTGTCGGTGCAGTTGACCCAAAAGCATCCAAGGGCTAGGCGATAGCTCAGCTCATTGGTATCTTGTAAACATCGCTTATGAATACAAGATCAGTCCATTAGAGCTTCTAAAGCTCGATGAGAGAATGCTTTGGACAATGGGCCGCTATCTAGTATGGCGAGCACAAGAAATGTCGAAGAAATAGAAGCCGGCCCTTCGGGGTCGGTTTTCTATTAGGTAGAATTGACCAGAGGTTCTGATGGCGATAATAAATACAAATACCATTAAAGGTAGGGGACTGACTGTAGGCAAAGACCTCTCAGTTCAAGGTATTCGCCAATTGCAAAAGCAGCTCAGAGCTGTCGAACCCGGTTTGAGAACGCAATTCATGCGTGAGATAAAGAAGATTGCAGTAGTCCCAAATCAGGCAATCAAGAGTGCTATCCCTGCTAGCCCGCCATTGTCTGGTATGGAGGGCTACACTAATGTCTCTTGGGGTGTAGGAAAGCCAGCCAACTCGACTTCCATCATCTTCAGAACTAGGTCTAGTGGATCATCGCAGAACACTACCCTGCTTAGGATCAAAGTTAATTCAGTAGCCACCTCTATTGCCGACATGGCAGGTCGAAGCGGAAGATCTATCGGGCAGGGTAAAAGAGGAAGTGGAATGACTGCCTATGTCAAGCGTAATCGCTCTGGAGAGCTAATCGCTGTGGCTAGAAGAACTCCTTATGAGGCAGGTCAGAAGTTTATTCATAACCTGAATGTGGCTGCTAAGAATAGAGCATCTCGATTTGTCTGGAAGGCTGTCGAGAATGACCTGCCGGCACTACAGGCCAGAGTGGTTATGGTTGTGCAGAAATACGAAAAGATCGCTAGCTACAGATTGGTAAAGGGCTAATGGCTATAAATGTTGTCATCAAGGCACTCTTTGACGATGTAGGTATCAAAGAGGCAGAGAAAGCTTTTGGCACTTTTGGACAAGGTGTAGATAGGGCTTTTAGAGCCGTCACCATCGGAGCTGGTATAGCTGGAGCTGCCATTGGTAAGTTCGGTGTCGATTCCATCAAGGCTGCTTCTGATCTAGCCGAATCCACCAACGCTGTGAATGTGGCATTTGGAGATGCTGCACAGTCTGTTCTAAAGCTAGGCGAAACCTCAGCAGAATCAATGGGTGTATCCCAGACCGCTTTCAATCAGGCCGCTGTCCGATTTTCAGCTTTTGCAGAAAGAGTAGTTGGTAGCGGCGGAGATGTCGCTGGATTCATAAGTGACATTTCAACTAGAGCTGCTGACTTTGCATCGGTATTCAACATCGATGTCTCTGAGGCCCTGCAGGTGTTTCAGTCTGGTCTATCGGGTGAGGCAGAACCACTAAAGAGATTTGGTATCAATCTTCTCGATACAGAGGTCAAGGCCTTTGCTCTGAGAACAGAGATGATCAAGCAGGGCGAGACCCTGACTGAGGTTCAAAAGGTGCAGGCACGCTATGGCTTGCTTCTGGAATCCACCAACAAGGTGCAGGGTGACTTTGCCAATACCTCTGATGGGCTAGCCAACTCACAGAGAATCCTGACTGCTCGCTTTGAGGACATGCAAGCAGAGATTGGAACAGCCCTTCTTCCAGCGGTCACAGATCTAGTGACTCAAGTTGGAGACAGACTAATGCCTGTCTTCGAGGACTTTGGAAAGTTCCTAGCATCGCCAGAGGGCAAGAAGATAATTCAAGATACCGCTGATGCCATTGCTGATTTTGCGGTGTTCCTCATTGACAACATTGATGAAATTGCAGATTTTGCAACCAAGGCAGCAGCAGCCATAACAGTTCTCTATGGTCTAAAAACAGCACTAGAGTTTGCAACCACAGCACAGCTTCTATTCAATGTGGCTGTCAAGGCGAACCCCTATGTCATTGCAGCAACTGCCCTAGCAGCTCTTGTAGGTGGAATTTTTGTCTTCTCTGATGCAATGGTCAAGATTGGCATTGTCACAGAAAAGACCGAGA